TGTAATAAATAATGAAATTCGCAATTAGTGCTGTCTCAAATGACAAGAATAGAGAGGTTAATCCCTCACTGAATGAAAATACATTTTTCAATATTTTAGTACCCAAGGTTCAGCAGGCTACAGAGGTAGCCTTGGCTAAAGCTTCACAAGGTTTAGTCAGAAAAAGTTCTTTACTTTTATCTAACTTAGATAGGTTAAAGGACGCCCTTCACTACCGAGGTGGTAGTAATGGTGAGACCCCTTATTTTGTCTTATTTGATTCTTTACTTGATGTTTTCAAGTCTATGAATCATAATAAGATATCATTATTAAGGAGTGTACGCCGGGGAGATTGTGATGAAAAAGAGAAAATTGCATTGTATAGTAAGACCCTCTCCCAAGGTCGCTATACTCGTAAGAATCCTTACTATTTAGGTAATGATGCAATTTTCTACAAATTAGAGGGTGAGTCTGCTATTTCAAGTATTTACTTCATGATAGGTTATCTTGAAGTTTTGTTTGATAGCTACTCTACCTTCCCCGAAAATAATCTTTTTGATTGTTTATTGGAAGGTTTTGTGTGGCTCTCTAATTTGTCTCCTGCAATTTTTGTCTCTTATGCAAAGTATCTAACAGTTTATCCTATTGCTAGGTACATGCATCAAGAGGATATGCCCCCTATTCCTGGTGGATTTCCTAGTTCAAGGAATCTACTCTTTTTAGGTAAGGTTAAGAAGTTTCTTAGAAATCGTATTGTTTCTTTTAATAAGAAAAATACTTCTTTCTTTCAAGGCATATTGCAGGGTGTAAAAAGGGCTGCGTATAAGGTCCCAGATTTTTTTATTTTAAAATCTTTGATGTCTCACGTTCAGGTTTTATCTACTCCTTCATATTATGATCGGATTGTTTCCAACTATAATGATGAATTTTTAAGAGTAATTCAACCTGAGATGTCCTGGGCAGATGAAATGGATATTGAGGATAATTTTAGACTTAAATACGATAATGAGTATTTGTCTTTACAATCCTTCTCATCTGATTTTATACGTATGTCTTCTTCAATTGCCCGTAATTTTCTTTTACGACCTGATGAAATATTTTCAAATAAGTGGGTCCCTTCCCCTAATTCTTCAAACTTAAGTTCGAGGAAGGAAGGTGGCCAATTTGGTTATATTTATAATCGGTATGTTAAAGAACCTTATGAGGTTTTAGCCCAGTTTGATGAGGCTTTAATTTTGGAGGAGACAGGTTTGTCCTTTTCTAAAGGAGAAAGTGAGTTGGAATTTTTAAATCCATTTCATGATCTTATTTCTTACCACGTTGATAATAACGTTGTACATGAATTTCGAGGTGATGATTTACCACGTAATTCGGTTATGTATCGTGTTTTCCGTAGTTTAGAGGAAAGATCCTTACTTAATCCTGGTGTTTTACCAATTGATAAAGTTGTTGCTTTACCTGAACCTTTGAAGGTCAGAACAATCACGGTGGGTGATCCTGATTTGTATTTTGCATCAAAGCCTTTTCAAGTTGCTTTGTGGAAACATATAACTCAGTTTTCCCAGTTCAGATTAGCTTCTGAACCCTTAAATGTGGGTCATTTAAATCAGCTTATTGCACAGGAAATTCTTCTTATGCGTAAGCTTAAGTTTGATTTAAATTTTGACTCCTTTGTTTCAGGTGATTATAAAGCTGCAACTGATGGTCTTGACATTCATTTCTCTAAGTTAGCTTTGGAACCTTTCATTACTTCTTGTATTGATTCATTCCCGAGCTTAAAGAGTTATTTTAATGTTGTCAAGCCTGCTTTGGCAGAACACCGTTTATGCTACAAAATTAGTGATTTGGAATCTAATTCCTTTGAAGAGTTTTTATTATCTAATTCTATCCCTTTTACTAAAGAGGAGGGATTAGGTTTTTTTGAATTCTTCATTGATCAAAAGAATGGCCAGTTAATGGGTTCTCCTTTGAGTTTTCCAATTCTTTGTATTGTTAATATGATTTCTTACTGGCGATCTATGGAGATTTATACGACCAAGCGTATAAAATTTCGTGATCTACCTGTTAAAGTTAATGGGGATGATATTTTATTCCGTTCTAATAGTATACATTATGCTATTTGGAAAGAACAGATTAAATTTGTTTCATTTTCACTATCTTTGGGTAAGAATTATATTCATAAATCTCTACTTACTGTTAATTCTGTTTTATACAGTTTTAATTGTGAAGAAGATTTATATACATTGTCAACCTCTAATACTTTAGTTGACACTAATTTTGTTGGTCGATGGTCATTCACAATGATCCCATATATGAATCCTGGCCTTTTAACTGCTCAGTCAAAAGGGACAATGCGTGATAAGACTCGTTCTTTACCATTGTCAGATCTATATGAGATTGTTGTTGGGGGTGCTTGTGATAGACTTAGGGCTCATCAGAGATTTATTCATTATAATCTCGATTCTATTAAGAAGATGACTGGTTCTGGAAAATTTAATCTTTTTATTCCTGTCCACCTTGGTGGTTTGGGTTTTAAAGTTTTCCCAGAAGTCCTTAATTCTATTTCTTTCACAACATTCCAGAGACGGTTTGCTAGTTTTTTATTATTCCATATCAATTTAGAGTTAAAGAAAGGTATTTTTCCAAAAAAATACTTTTCTGCTCTTGTTGATGACGGTTTGGTTCGTTCTACCCCTTCTTTTGAAAAATATAAGGGAAAAAAAGAACTATATTTAGAAGGTGATGTATCTATAACTCCATCTACGCATATCTTATTTGAGGGTTTTGAGCTTAAAAGTGCTCATCCCCTTACTCAAGGTATTGTTGTAGGTGAACCTGAGTTGCGTTACCGTCTTCCTAGCAAATCTTTGATTCGTGAGTTTAATCGTGCAGTAAAGAGTAATATATATCTCCCCTATATGGAGGAGATTGATGTTGCTTATATGTTATCTTTGCCTTCTAAACCACAAATCTTTCAGCCTCTTCCGGATCATTTACTATCTTCTGACGCTATTTTTGAACGTTTATTACTTCGTTCAATAAATATGTCCTGGGATGGTATTTCTCCAGACCTGAATGATCTAGGTGGTAAAAGAGTCCCACTACTTCCGGAACCTCTTGTAGTTAGTTCAACTCCGTTATTAAAACCGAGTTTACTACGCGATGTTCCTGATTCTCCTTCTGATTATCAATTGGAAGTGATGGAATTTTTTTATTCATAAATTTAGATAAAAAAGATGCTTTGACGCTCTTTTTCATTATTGTTTTCATAATCGTTAGCCTTTGAGGGTATACAGGGGTGAAATTCCCAACACACAAACTCCGGGTTTCATATTTATTTCCCAAAACGGTGTAGTTAATTCTACTTAATATTTCCGTGCTAAATGTGATAATTTTATCACTAAATGCCGACAGACTAGAAAGGAAAGAGTTAAATTTATGAGATGTATAGTCGCACTTCGCTTGGTGGGAACCGGTACTACAAGCAATATATATATATAATATTATGAAAGAGTCTGTTATTTTAGGTACTAAAGGAGAATCCTTTAGTATCTCTCAGGCCAAGAAAAATTTACGCGGGAACCCTCGTGGTTCCGCTGTTCCTCGCACCATGAAAGGTCTCCTTCAAGAAGCGGCACTCAGCGCAGTTGTTAAAGCAGCTAATTCCTATGGAATTAACTCTTCTAGTTTTGCAAATTTCAATCGAAAAATGCGGAACCGTGATTCAACTGCCCTTGCTCCTTCTGCTATAGGTCGGACTATGATATCTAGAAATCCCCGTACTACCAACACTGGTAGTTCTGTTTCCATCTTTCACCGTGAATTAATTGAAGGTTCAGTATTAGGTGCAACAGTTTTTGCTGTTGCTGCTAGTTACTGTCTTCAACCCGGTGATAAGAAAACATTTCCATGGCTTTCTATTCAGGCGGCTCAATATGAACAGTACAGATTTAAACGTTTGAAGTTTATTTATGTTCCCATTGTGGGAACATCTGTCGCAGGTGATGTCATGCTTTTAGCCGATTATAATGTTATTGATCCTGCTCCTTTGTTGGAGATTGATGCTTTAGATCATCCGGGAGCCCGTTCAGGTTCCTTATGGGAAACTCATGAGTTCCCTTGTGATATATCCA